CCCTTTCACACGATGGCAAAATAGCTAAGAGTAGCACAATAAATAATTTTCTCATGGATCAACCTTCACGAAGTTATTATTGTCTACCCAAAGCCGTCTTGCTCCACGCCCTTCAACCCAAATAATGGCAGGGGTTTCACGCACGACTCTCGGTGTTGCCACATCGAGTGAAAATAAACTAGCGCCGGAGCCAGATCCTCTGAAGGAAAAGGCTTGGCCATGAACAAAGCGGAGGTCAGTTGATTCAGCAAATATAGTAGAAAGATTTACTGTTCCATCAGCATTGAACCAACTTACTCCCCCGACTCCATGGGGTCCCCCAACCCTCAGCCTAACGCTGCCCGAATTCACTAGCTCAACTATCGCAGCTGTGAACTGCGAAGCCGTCACCGTGCCTGCAAAATACCCTTCATCCGCTTCAATGCGTCCCTTTACCTTGAAGATGCCCGTGGCAGGATTGTAAGACAATCCTTTCCCTGCCCCACCCTCCCCAATCTCGATGAATCCATTCGCCCGAAGATTGAAAGCTGGGTTGAAGAGAAAGGGCGCACCCTCGGTGGCTGAAAGGTTCATTCCAGCGATGACACCCGGAGGCAATGCCCATTGTGCGTCCGCGCTGATCTGGATACCCCGTGTCGCGTTCTCAGGCTGGGCGTTCAGGATTCGACCCGCTACAACGGTTCCTAGAACAGCTGAATACGCGGAGAGGTTGTGCGTGTGAATGTTTTTAGCAATGATGTTGGTGCCCACAGCCGTCGTGAAGAGCACTACGTCCGAGGCGAGGAGCTTCGTGAAAATGGCATTGCTGAAGACATTCTGGGCGAAAACTCTGTCTACAATTGCAGCATCAGCAAAGAGTAGATTTACAAAAGCTGCCTCGTCCACCCGCATTGGAGCGACCATGTTTGCCGCAGTAATCGCAGCCATTGATCGAGCCGTGCCGGTCGCCACGGTGCCCGCTGCGGTTCCTCCCACGTTCGTAGTATCCGCAGCCACGTTCGTTTGGGTGCGGTTGGCGCCCGATTCCTCTACAGCCCTTCCCCCGCCCGTCAGAACATTATTGGAGGTGTTCGATCCGGTGACGTCAGCCCCAGCCTGAAGCACTGCTCGACCAATCCCGAACAGCACATCATTGGACGTATGGTTCTGAGTCCGGTTTGCCCCACCCTCCTCGACAGCCCTCCCCCCACCCGTCAGCACATTATTGGAAGTTCTGCCCTCCGTCACATTCGCCCCGGCTTCCCCAGGCCGATAAGTGTCTACGTTCCACCCATTGCCATAAGCGAGATGCCCTGCCAACAGACTTGAGAGCGAAGACAGCGGCTTCCCAGTTGTGACCTGTGCCCCCGCCTCGGCGGGGCGGTAGGTATCGACATTCCAACCATTGTTGTAGGCAAGGTGCCCCGCCAACCGATCTGACAGAATGGAGAGCGGTTTGCCCGTGGTCGTTTCCGCGCCCATCTCGGCTGGCCTGGCAGTGTCCACATTCCAGCCATTGGAATACGCGAGGTGCCCAGCCAGAAGGCTCGACAGCGTTGATAGCGGCTTGCCCGCTGTTATGTCCGCTCCCGCTTGGGCAGGCTTCAATGATTCAATGGATACACTGCCGGAATAGGCGATGAACTGTGCGAACAGATTCGACAGTGAATCTAATGGTTTCCCAGCGGTGATATCGGCCCCTGCCTGTGCAGGTTGAAGCTGCTGGAGCGTCTGATTGTTCCCGTAATAGATATGATTGGCGTTGTCCTCGGATTTCGAGAACATAAAGTGCAGCATCCGATCATACCCGTCAACCACATCAGTGCCGAACGCGAGGTGGTTCAACGTCCCGGCAGCAGTATTAAAAAATTCAATTGTGCCGGTTGGGTCATATATGGGCATCGACAATATTCTGTCGATGGTCAGCCCACCCTCGCCCGACTGCTCGCTGAACCCGTAGACAAAGCTCTGGGCAATCGCTACCTCTCGGGCAGCGAGTGTTATAACATCGTCCAGAGTCGCCAACCAGCGCCCATCCGAAAGGGGGTGGGTGGGGTCCACCACAGCAACGTCATCGGGACGGACTGCCAGAGCGGATTTCGGAGCGCTCCTGGCTCCGGTGCCTCCCGGCCCATCAAAGAACCAGACGGTCACATATCCAGTCTCATTTACAGCAAGATCCAGAACATCTACAAGCTCAGCAGCACGAGCGCTAATAACGCTGGCGGTATTCCAAGCTGAATCCGGGGCAGGTGCTCCCTTTGTGGCCAACCAACCAAAGCTTTGAACCAGCAAGTTTCCTGTGATACTGGCTTTGACTTTGCCTGCATCCACTGCCGCGCTAACTTGCCCATCCGGACCACCAGCCTCCGGAATAACAGCTTCACTGATTATCCTCTGGCCATGTTCCCCTGTCCCATTGGGCCCCGTAAAGAACCACCCAGAGAGATAAGCAACTTCATTTCCTTCAATGGAGAATACTGCGGGATCAACAACAAAGGTGCCCGAGCGCTTGTCAATGATAGTGAGGCCAGTTGGTTCATCAATCTCCTCATCTATTGGTGCCAACTTGCTCAAGCGATAACCGAAGCTTACAGCCGGCCCATCCCCGGCAAACAGCCCTGAGACTTCACCAGAGGTGTTGGAGCGTATCTGGGAATAGCCGAAGGGGTCATTATCCGTGGGAGGAAGTGTGATAACACCAGTCCCCCTCCTCCATCGCTTCGATCCACCTTTAGCTTGTCCGCTGGTTCGAAAAGTGGTTCGATGAGTTTTCCCGAGCCGGTGCCGGAAGCCGGTAACAGCCCAAATATAGGCATTATCAGTTATGCGGAAATTCGGCTCCCACTGGATATAGTCTCCCAGCTCAACCCATGGCCAGAAAAGGTTCTCAATTTCCTGTTGTACCAGCGGAGTGCTAAGATCCTCCAATATCAAATTGGCAAAATCCCATGCCTCTTCAACCGTATCTATTGCGCTTCCATCCCCCTCGGTGAATTCAATCGCTCTAACGCCGAGAGGGAACCCGCCCAAAGCAGCAATGCTATCAGAATCAACAGCAGTTACAGAATCAATCTTTTTTGTGCTTTTGTTCCAGAACCTTACCTTCACTGTGTTCCGGATTCCGGATTCCTTCTGATTTGACTTCTTTATGTCCAGGTACTGATCCGGACCCAACACAGCTACCGGGGAAGCAGAGCTGCTATTCCTGTTCGGGAGCATTGCGACCAATCGGAGTGCCCCTGTATGCCACCTCTGTTCAACGTATCCGCCAACATGGCCCAGGAGTGCATCCACTGCTTCTCGAATAGTCTGGCCTGGACGTGTTTTGTAGCTGGTGACGCTGAAGTTGAGCGGGGTTGGAAACTCGATGACAGGGGCAGCAGTAGTCAAATAGTGATTGAGAACCTGCTGAACCACAGTTTCGAGCGGGGTGCCTGATTCAGAGCCAAATTCCTCCTCTTCATCAGTCAAAATCACGCGATCCATCAATTTCAGATCGTCGCGCCCGGAAATAAACACTACGCTGCCTTTTCCCCCAACCTCTACCTCTTCTGTGGCTCCCGCTACAAGCGTAAACCAATCGTTTGCAGAAGGTGTGTTTCCGGCAGCCGTTATAGCCACCTGCACCTCAAAACGCCTGGAAAAGTAAACTCGGGGTGCATATCCACCAACAACCTGGTTGAATACGCTATCAGTCACCAAAGGTGCCAAGCTATCATCACCAACCTCCCTTCGGAGGCTGATACTTACATTGCTCCCAGCATCATCAACATCCTTGCCCCATTCTGCCCCCTCGCACCAATCAATTCCTCCGAGGCTCCGGAAATCTGTCCATGATCCGTCTGCATGCTGTTGGCGGTATCTCCAATGGGATGCGTAGCGCGACCCATTGGCCAACCCGACGCGATCAAGATGGGTTCCTATCATACTTGTACCAGATCCAAGCGTGCAGTACGAAGGTGTCCATTCTCAGTCCACTCATATCCCATATCGCTCAGCCTTCCACGAACAGATATGGAAGCCCCATTGAAAGCGCTCCCCGAGACCATAACATGGTTCCCGTACTGGAAGCGCTGTCTAATAGTAGCAAGTTCAGCTTCAGTCATTTCTAACAGCGTCATGACCCAACGACGTTTCTCTGCCCGTATAGAGGCACGAAGTTGGCCGCTGTCGCTCCGGGTTTCGTCCCCAATCATATCAGAATCAATCTCAATGATCCCTACAACGTTCAAGACCAGGTTGCCATCAACAATGATGAAATCCATTATACAGGCACCGGAAGCGATTCAAAGAATAGGCGCGAGGGATCGCTGGGGCCTCTCCCCCTGGTCAAGCGCTCAATCTCTTCATAAAGCTGGCCATAGGTTTCAGACCCATCGCCAGATCCTTGGATTGTGATGGTTGGGGCAAATGTGGCCCCCTGGATGATAACCTTAGCATCTTGTGCCTCGCCACCTGATTTCGCAGTTGGAGAGGGAGAGTGGAGCGGGTTGGCTGCTCGGTGGGCAAGGCCAGCGGTCTTGAATCCATGAACAGCACCGATAACAGCGCTGTTCAGCTTTTCCATGTTATTGGCGGTCCGCTCCATGGCGGTGTCGAAATCCATATTCCACAGGTCCCGCCTCGCCTCGGCCAGCGCCTCAGCCGTCTCCTTATATCCATTCCCCACATCTTTGATTGCGTTCCCAAGGGATTGCAAGCCAAGATCTGTGCGAATGATTCTCTTGATGAAGGTCCCAATAGCGTGGATCAACGATCCAACAGCATTGGCGATTCCTCCCATGACGGTGAAGATCAACTGGCCGAAGATAGTCAGCACAATCGCCACTCCCTTGATAACCGGGAAAAGAATGGCCATGACTGAGGTCAGTGCCGGGAGAAGCGCTTCGGCCAACAGTGTGATTGGATAAAGAAGGGCATCCACCACCGGCCACAACCCCTCCATCACCGTGGACAGGAAGTGGGCGATTATCCCGAGCGGCCCCAATGCAGCGGCCAGCTGGAGCGCGGACTGTCCCGCCATTTGAAGGCCAACTTCCGCGGTTGTGCCCGGATCAGTAAACTCATTCTTCAGCTGTTCAGCCCGAATCCTCATCTCATTACCAAAGTACTGAAGATCACTGACTGTGCGGCGATAGGCTTCTGTCTGTGCCCACATTGCCCGAAGCTGGTCTGTTGTGAACCTGTCATAATCCGGCAGATCCTTCAAGGAGAGGTCCATGCCTTCTGTAACCAGGTTCACCGGCACTGTTACATCTGGGGCCGGCATGTCCCGGAGCTCAGCAAAGATGGCCTCGCCCATCCTCTTGGCGATTCCCCTGAATTCAAGCCCCTCCATGGAGAAGTCAGGAAGCTGATCAGCCAGGTCAACCGTCTGTTGAAGGAGGGTCATGGCTCGCCGCTGGGCCTCTGCGAATCGGGCTGGGGAGTCCTCAAACACCTGGAGGGCCATGCCAAGCCGACTGGCTTCCTCGTAGGCTCGCTCCAGAGGGGTGATTATCTTGGCCAGCTCATTGGCGGTTGTGCTGGCGTTCTCGGCCACCGTCTCTGAGGGCGGGATCATCGCATTGTACGCAGCCGCCAACTTCAGCCCCTCCTCCTTGGCTCCGGCAATCGCATCCTTGACGAAGGAGGTTTGAGGCATTTGACGAAGGGCATCAATTCGCATGCTGTTGGCCAAGGTCGCGGCCATGAGCTGTTCGCGATTCAGCCCCTTCAGGCTGTTAGTGTAGTTGTCCACGCTATCAGCTGCCCCGGCTGCATCGAGTTGGTTCTTGATGAACCTCTGGGACAGGACGAGAAGGGCAGCGAGTAACGCACCGCCACCAACCAAGGCAGGAAGAAGGCTGGCCCCAATGGCTATCTTCAGGAACCCAATCGCGGTGGCCAATCCCCCAATCGCCAGGGTCAGCGGCCCAATGATTGCCAAGGCCACGCCAAAGGCCACAATGGCATTCTGGGTTTCTTCATCCAGCTCCACAAACCATTTCGTCGCATCCTTGGCCGCAACCACCAGCTTGTCGAAAACCGGGAGGAGACGAGCGCCGATAATGTCGGTGACCTGTTCAAACTCATCCTTCAGCTGATTCAGCTTTCCGGCTGATGTCCCGGCCAACTCCTCAGTGAGACGGAAGAATTTGCCGCCTTCAGAGGTTAGAGAGATGAACGCTTGTTCAAGATTGGCGAAGCTGATGGCCCCGGAAGCAGCCATTTCCCGGACCTCAGACTCAGCGATCCCAAACTGTTTTGCAAACTCTTGGATAAGAGGGATGCCCTGTCCAGTGAAGCGGTTCAGGTCCTGTCCCATCAAGCGCCCCTGCACCTTGGCCTTACCGTAGGATTCGGCCAAGTCCGCAATATTCATGTCCACGCCGGCAGCAATATCCCCAACCCTTCTCAGCGTAGGCACAATTTCCTCGGCCTCGGTGCCAAACGCAGCCAACAGCCGAGTAGCATTGGACAGGGATTTCCAATCGAATGGTGATCCTGCTGAGAATTGGTATAGCTCATCGAATACAGCGTTGGCTCGCTCAACATCACCAATAAGCACCCGTAGGGAGGATGCAAAGGTTTCCAGCTGCTGGGCGCTCCGGATACCTACCGTGGCCAGGCCGGCCAAGGGCAACGTCAGCCCCAGGGTCAGTCGCGTTCCGACACGATTGATGGCACTGGAGAAGTTATCAAACTTCTCCAGTGACTTATCCAAAGCCCTTTCAAGCTCGGAAGAATCTGCCCCAATTTTGATTAGAAGCCGACCTAGAGTCATCTTCTCTTTCGTTTCATTTTACCAAATTTGAGCTTTTGCTCATCCTTGGTTTTATGATTTTCACAGTACGTCTCAAACGCTACCCATCTCATAACCTGTCTTATGGAAACCTCCGACATCATCCTTTCTGCATCAACGCGACCAAACTCCTTGGCTAGTCGATAGCAGAAAGCTCGGTAGGGTTTTCCTCAAACTCAAGCTCCATCTCCTTGAGATCCTCCTCGGAGACATCCGAAAGCTCAATGATACGATTGAACAGCCGCCCAATCGGCCCACTGTTCTTGCGAGCCAGTTGAAGCACCGCTGTCGTATCCCGGAAGATACGCTCTTTGGTGATGGGATTGACTGTGCACATTGAGATCAGGAGCGCTCGACTGGCCTCCTTGGTCTGTTTTACAACAGCCGCGTTGCTCTTGTTATTGCCCTTGCGCTTGTTGTCGCTGTCCAGGCCCTGAACCGTTCGCTCCCACTTGTCCCTCTCCAGCGAGGTTGCGTTCCTCACCATGAGCTTGCCCGGCTTGCCGTTCTTGGGCCATTCGGGGATTTCGACAATATCGTAGACATAATCATCAATATCAACGATTTCGTCCAGGGAGAGAAACTGGCTGTAGTCCTCGGGCATTGCTGTAGCTCCTTGAGCTTGGTGATGGGCAGGTATAGAGCCTTGTCTATACCTGCCCAATTATAGTAGTCGAATGCACAATAAACAAGGTCTGCCCCTTATGCGGGCATTGTGATGTCGATCTTCGGGCCAACCCCTTCCAGGGAAAAGGAACACTCGACATACTCGGCATCCGCATCCGCATTGTCGGTGTACTCGGTCACATTGCACTCCTGGAGGTATCCCAGCGCTCCAGTATCCATCCCCATGGGGAGAACCCGGAGCCAAACAGTCACGCGCGCATCGCGACTGTTGCGGAGAGGATTCTGCCCAGCCGTATCTTCCAGGTTCAGCAGCCCACTCAGGTCATACGTGTCCGTATCCGGTCCTGCGCGGAAGTATGGGTTGGGCCTGCCAAAGACACGACGCCGAGCGGGAGCCTCGGTCCCATGGGTCGCATCATAGCTCTCAATGTCTTCGATGGTGGCGAATGGACCTGCCTGGTCCTCGCCCACCTGTACCAAGACATTCTCAACGTCGAGTGGCATTTCTCACTCCTTTTTGGTATTGGTGACGTCCGGCACAGCTGCATCGTAAACAGCCTCTTGAAGATCCTTCTTGGTGCGCCCCTTGGGCTTTACCTCTGCCTCACTGACCACCTTTTGAAGGTCCGACATCGACATCTGGCCGGACGCTGCTTGGCGGGCTTCCATCCTCCGACGGAGCGAAGGAGGAATGTCTATCTTTTTTTCCACTTTTCCCTCCAAATGTTTTCCTGCTAGTCCCCTCCTCCACAGCCGGTTGAAGCTCCCTGAGCAAATCATCAACCAGAGACATTGTGGCCAATGCCTGGGAACGAACGGCCAACAGCTTGCTTGCAATTGAGGCAGGGTCCAATTTCATCTTGTGTTCACTCGGTAAAGTTGTCTGACCCTGCGTAGATTCCTTTCAATCTCTGGGATATAGGTGTCCTGCTCCCAGCGAAGAAGTATCATCTCAGTGGCCCCAGGAATTTCAATCAAATTCCCGTGAAGGATGTCCCTTGCCCGAGCGGCCATGTTCCCGACCTGAGAATCACCACGTCTCCTCTCAATCCCAGAAACCACCTCGGTATCCAGGCCCCACCAATTTATCTCAATGCTATGAGTTGATGCTGGAGGCTTCCCCAAGCGCCCCCTCGCGCTCTCAACCGGAGGGCCGAAAGTGCCATATGGTTTCGGGGCATTAGCATCAACTCGATCATAAATTGGCGGGAGAACGCTGTCTGCATTGAGAAAATCCATAATGACTTTCTTCACATACCAGGCGCTCATATCCCCTTCCTCAGGGCTTTCTTGATCGCCACGCTAATATCAGCCCTGTAGTGGGGAGACATGGCTTCAAATGCAGGGCGAAGAAACGGTTGGGCTTCCATCCTTGATGTGCCCAACTCTTGGTAAAATGGGTAAAAGGGCAAATTGTGGGGGAGATAGTCATTGGGATCACAATACACATCGAACCCAACTTCATCCTTGGTGTAGGAAACTTTGATATTCCTGGCCATGTACCCAGTCTCCTTGGGCGCAAGTTGTACAGCCAGGTCGCGTGTCTGTTGTCCCGACCTACGGGTGGCCACGCGCATCTCCTCCACGATTCGCTCGTTCATTCGGTAGAAGTTGGCCACAATTGCGGATTGCCCTTCTATGGACAATCTCACATTGTGCTTCTGCCTCATCCTTCCATGTTTTCTAGCCACTTACAATCCTCCTTAGCAGAACCTGTCGATGAACAGCGTAACTGCTGAGAGGCGGGAGGCCGGCAACCTCATAGGTTGTCGAGACATTGTGCCTCCCGGAGACTACTGTGATAATCGAGTCTGGGGTGATTTGGTCATTCGGGAGAGGACAGTACATTGAGACGATATTCGACACATCCATCTTGCCCGCAGAGTAAAACTCCCTGAGATCCTCTTTGGTGGACATGGCGACGATCCTGCAAGAGAAGGTCACCGTTGTGCCTTCTCCCCGATAACCTGAACCTCCACCCTCGTCAACCCATTCCCCTGGAATATGGAGTGCTGCAGTATCGGGCATTGCCCCCACAGACATGTCTGTGAAGGTTTGCAGCATCTCTGGGGTAACGAAGGATTCTCCAGACATCTCTTACCAGTGCCTTGTTTTAGGCACCGCTATGGTCCCCGTAAAGCGATCAGATTGTACGGAAGCGGTTTCTGGGATAATAAGGTGGAAGGCTTGGAGATAGTCCAGCGCCTTGTCCTGGAAGGCTTTGATCTGACCCTCGGTGAAGGACTGACTACCCAGGTCTTGCATCGAGGAGGATGCAGGACGGTTGGATTTCAACAAATACGCAGCATCAAACGCCCGATACAGCGCCCAAGCCTTCACAGCTGAATCCGGCTCCTCCACTACAATAGGATAGGAAAGCACCTTGAGCTCCCCCTCCGTGATATAGATTTGAAGCCTATCCACCAGTGGGTCCGTTGGAGTATCGGGCAAAAAGCCAGGCTCCAACGGCCCCACTGGTGAAAGGAGATCAGCTGGCGTGATCACGAAGAAGCCAGTGCCTTCGCGTAATCAGCCTTCTTCGCACCCTTCTTCACCTCAAGGCCGCGCCTTTCGGCTTCCTCGCGAAGCTCATCAGCGCTGAACTCGGCCTCAAGCTGATCAGCCGTTCTTCCATCGAAATCACCTGCGGTGGCTGGCTCCAGGTTATCAGAACGATCCTCCTGGTCCTCCACATTGATCTGATAGGCCAGCCCAAGCGCCTCAGCCAGCGCCTTGGGGACCTCCACGTCCTGGCCAGGCCCATACAGCCGGCCACCCCGAAGGCCAACGCTGTTTTTGAGCTCGGGCACAGTTACCATTTCCTCTGCCATATCCTTCCTCACATCAAGGGGTGATCAGTGGGGAGACACCCAAACGGCTGTGTCCCCTCGCTGCTTACGCCGGAAGCTCCGTGGTCGCTCGCGCGATTTTCTGGGGAGCCTCAATAACCGGAGCGATATTGGTGACGGCACGACCCCGAAGCTGGTATGGGCGCTCCTGGGGAACGTACATGTCGCCCCAACGACCCATCTGACCACCACCTTCGACCGTGGGGCCGATGTGGGTGTAGCCGAGACGGTTGGCATCATCAGGATCTTCACCCTGAGAACCACGCCCCGGAACATACCCCTGGACGTTGTTGTTCCCGATGGCCACGAGATGGCCACGATTGATGAAGGGAAGAATCAGCGTGGTGTCCGGGTTGGCCGGATTGATGACCTCACCCTCACGGTCATATCCGACCAACGTCACCACATCCGCAGCGTCTGCGCTGAACTGCCCAGGGAAATCCTCACCCGCTGAGTTGCGGGCAAAGCGACGGAACACCACTGAGCTGCCCGACTCACCAACCGTGGCCAGCTGATTGGCCGGGTTGTAGCGGATAGCATCGATGGTGTCGGGATGGGCGATAATGGCGCGAACCTGTCCGCGCAGCGTCCGACGAAGCTGGCGAATGTCGTTCCAGAACACCGAGCCAGGAAGATGATACGCTTCACCGCCCGCAACAGTGCGCTCGGGAAGGAAGTTGGCTGCGGGAAGCTGGTAGTCGATGAACAGACGCTTCTTGTTGAAGGTCCAGTCGATCACACCATTCTGCAGAGCCTGGCCACGAAGCCATTCTGCAGTGTCGAAGTGGGGCTGCATGATGACGAGCTCAAAGAAGTTGAGCGCCTCGTCTGCAAGCCTCTCGTTGGTGGCGAGCTGATCACCGAGAATCCCAGCCCGCATCAGAAGATCCTGAAGCGTCCGAAGCTGATGCTCCGAGAGAGGAACCTCATTGGCAACCTTGGCCGTCTGAGCGTTCCAGTCGCTCGCCTCAGCCGCTCCACCCGGAGGATAGGAAGAATCCATGCCGACCAGCCCAGCCATTGTGGCTCGGATGACCATGTTGCCGCCCTGGGCATGGTAAGTGGGCCGATTCTCCTCTGGAAGAAACTGCTCCAGGAGATAATCGGATGGGGGGCGTGCCCCATTGATGATACGGAAAGCTGCGTTAGCCCCAAGGGTCATAAGCGCAGCGACAAAGTTGAGAATCATATCGCTACTCCCCCTTTAGGCTCCACGAGTGTCAGCATACGCCTCAAAACGCCAACCCGTTCCGGATGCATTGAGCGCATCCCTCAGGCCGGCATCAAGAGGCTGTGGGAGGAGCGTCTCATAGATCACCCCTCCAACGTAAACGCCATATCCGCTCAGAGCCTCATAAAGAGCGCCCTGATTTGCATCCGTGGCCAGGAGCCCAATTGCAGCCCCTGCTCCTGCCACCCCGGTGGGCACGACGCGACCGTCTGGCATCTCGGAGATGACCGTACCAGCCTTCAGCTGCTTTTGGCCATTGGCACCGATGTAGCCAGCCGGAACGTTCGCCCAGTCAACCTGGCGTCCGTCAATCGTCATCATCGAGTGCTGATCGAGAATGAACGATGGGCGGCCCAGGTTATAATTGTTCCGATTCATGGGCCTTCCTTACTGAATGGTTGAAATCTTGTGCAGAGGGCTCACCTTCAAGCCTTCCTCTCTTGCCTTCTGGCGCGCGGCGATCCTCTCAGCAACCTTGTCGCCGGAACCACCCTCTCCACCAGAGCTTCCACCAGTCGATGCAGGAAACCTGATCCCCCCACGGGCATCGGAGTTCTCGCTGGTTGTCGTCCCCTTCAGCGGCACGAGATAATCCTTGGCCTCGGATTCCACGTACTGGGTCAACGGCACAGAGTCTTTGTCTCCGGCCTTGACGTAGGGAATTTTCACCTGCTTACCATCCTTGGTCTCCTCCCTCAACTCCAACTTGAGGCCCCTGGCCACAACCAGATCGTTCAGAATCGTTGGGTTCTTGTAGCCAACTGCTTCCATGGCTGCTCCAACCTGCTGATCCTGTTCGATTTTGCTGAGCTTGCCTTGAAGCTCATCAACTTTGGTTTTGACTTCCCCTGGCTTGCCGAGTGCTCTGTAAGCCTCCAACTCCTCGGCCTCCTCCTTGGAAAGAACGCGCTGCCCCTCCTTGGGGGCAATTTTCCCAGCAGTGGCCAAATCAGCCTCCAAGGATCGGATGCGCTGACGCTGCTGGAATCGTTCTCCAAGTAGAATAGAGACGGCCATGATTGGGTCACCTCCAGCCTTTCCAGCAATAAACCCCTGGACATTGGGACTGCCCTTGGGTCTGCTGGGCGGGTTGGAAGGTGTCTTGGTCTCGCCTTCCCCCTCTGGCTCTGTCCGGAACAAAATTCCGTGTCTCTTCATGCTCTCCCCCTGGGAGGTTTTCGGGTTAGTCGAACAACAACCATTCTTACTATAATGGTTGTTGTTCAGCTATACAAGGGATGCTTTATTTCCAGGTGTACCGGCGAGTATTTTATATCATTGTCTCCTTTGAATTGTTTACGGTGGTCTGCGCGATTGGACAGAATCAACCGGGGAATCCCGGAGGGGAACGCATCACAGGTGTCTGCCTCCTTATTCAGATTATGGAAATGCTTACAATTGGCGCATTGGGGAAAGAAGCTAGGCATCCTCGTCCTCCTCCTCGGGTTGTGCGCGCTTGATCCAATTCGCATCCTCCTTGGTGATGTCGAAAATAAACTTGATTTCTGGATCTTCCTTCTGTAGGTCGCGAAGGTGCCGCTTGTATAGCTTTCGATCTTTCCTGTTCATATCCTGAATCCTCTCAGGGCCATTGCCTCAGCCCATTTCAAGTAAAACTGGCCCCCGGCCAATCTTGCCACATCTCTCCAACGGTTTACGTCCCCGGCGCTCAAATCATGTTCAAAATCTGATATATTGAAATATGCCGTTCTCCTGGGCAAGCCGTTTAGGATCTGTTCCTTTTCATAGCTATATCTCAATCCCATCTCAGAAGCGTGGCTGAATAGAATGTCCTTTGGGGAAATCTCCTGGACAAAAACATTTCTCCCAAAGCTGCTGGCTGTGCCCTGGGCCGTTGTCCAAGAGGATGCAGCGTTGCCAGGAGCATTCATGAATCCAATTTCCCCATGCCTCTTTATCCCCAGTCCCTGTGCCAAGACACCTCCATCCTTCATGCCTCGGAAAACCTTGACTGTGGCATCCGGGGAGCCGAACGCCTTGGTCCATGCTGCCGTATTCCAGTCAATCTCCATCTGCATCATCTCGGCCAGATCTTCAACCTTCGTGAAATAGTACCCATCACTGAGAACATCTTCAAGACGGCTCTGTAGGCGCTTGTGAAGGTCTTTGTCGTGATCCAAATAGTCCTCGTGAAATATGATCTCAGACCCATTCAGCTGTCTAGAGGCAAATTTCATAAGGAGTGCCCCATCGTTATCAGAGGAGTCGATCCAATCAATCATGACCTGTTGATACATTTCCAAGCGCTCGGCAATCTCATCCTTGCTCAGCCCCATCTCCTCCAAGCGTCGGTACATATAATCTTCCTTCTCTCGGAAGAAATTGTCCCATACAGCATCATCAGCCTTGGAATTATTCCCCTCCATCATGCCTTTGAAATCATCAAAGAGAGCTTGGTCAAACTTGTTCATTGCGTCCAATGCCCTCTTTTCAACCTTTGTCTTGACCTGGGCCTGGGCCAAGAATCCCTCGCCCTGTAGGATCTTTGTATCAGAGGCTTTGTACGGCCTTCCAGCTGCAGTCACCCTTGCCAACTTCCCGGTGGGTGTTCTCACGACATACAGCGGTTGCCCAGAAATTGAGATAGTTTCTGTCACCGTAAACCCAACGGGCACAGTGGGCACGCCTGTGGCCACACCCGTACCCAGGGGCACACCTACGTTAGCGGCAGCAGTGGGTAGCGGTGGGGCTACATAGGCAGCGGCTGAGGACGGGTTAGGAATCAGGCCCTTCTTGGGAGCGACGAAGCCTTGGGCCTTCAGGATCTTAGCGTTGTTCGCATTGAACGGCTTCCCAAGCTCGTCCAACTTCGCCAACTTGCCGTTGGGCATCTTCACAATGATGGCCTTCTTGCCGTAGACCACCTCCTCCTTCATAACCGAGAAGCCAGCCGGGAGCGACGGCACCATTGTTGGGGGCTTGGGGACAGCGGCGACGGCTGTCGGCACCTTCTTGACGTTAATGACTGGTCCACCAAGTCCAGAATAGACCATCAGGACATCATCGGAAATTTTCTTCCCAGCCAATTTGAGCGTGATCACCTCCGAGATGTACTCGCTCTTGCTGACTGCCGCGTACTTGGACACTTCCCCAACACTCTCCAAAGCATACTTGTGCAGGGCCGGTCCTGCTGGGGTCATATCCATGCCCTTCTTAGTTATATGCCCCATTTCGTGCCAGAAGGTGGCATACGGGTGATCCGAGGCAGAGAACCCAGAAGCGACGGCTTGTTTCTGGTACGTGTGGTAGCTCGACATGCCGTCTTTCCAAACGTCATTGCCAATGTTGAGGACAATGACTTTTTCATCTTTGGCAGTGCTGATCGTGGCCTTGGCTACCCACCCTTGGGGGTCCTTTACATCCCTCACAATGGAAAAGACATCCGGCATATCGAGGCCAGCTTCTTTGCCCTGCTTCATGGCCTCTAGAGCGTGCTCCAATATGTCCATGGGAAGATCTGGTATGCTTTGGCCATATAGCTTGATACCATTATTTTTATACATCTCCTTGGCATGCGTTCCATCCAGAAACTTGGGCACTGTTAGGTCGCTCAGCTCTACTCCATCCTTGGCCGGTCCAATGGCAGGGGCAGTGAAGAACCCCTCGCTGCTCTTCTTGATGTAGTCATCAATGGCTATCTCTTTTGTATTCACCCATATGGCTTGGGCTTTGATCTCCTCCTGGGTATATTGCCCTTTGGGTGCCGATATCATGTCCTGGTAAACTTGTTTCTGTTCCTTGAGCGCCTCGTTGTGGAAATCGAAGTTGTCGTCAGTGATGGTCTTGTTGGGGTCCATCAGCTGATACTCAAATCCGCCTCCTGAGCCAATCGGGACAGATGCCTCGTCCTTGTCCTTGAAGAAATCGATGCGGCACTTGCAGTTACTGAGACAATCGCGCGTACCTATGGGGGGAAGCGTCCGGATCATCACTCTACCGGCTTTAGTGGCCGCTAGACACCCCTCACACTCATCCGAGGATTGTAGGAAGTTTTGCTCGAAGTTGAACCCAAGCATGATATGGGTCTGTTGGTCAACGGCCACATAGGTCCGCCGTCCAGCTTGGGCGTACATGTCCGCTCGCCGGAGAAAACGCCCATCGAGTGGGGTTTTCCCACTCTTTATATCATTGTGAAAGCGACGAAGGTATTTGTACTGGTCGCGGACGACTGGGCCCATGCGGGCGAAATCTGTGGCGTCCAGCTGGTTCCACCCACCCGCTGCTCCCGCAGCATTGAAGAGGTGGACATTTTTGATCTGGCGCCGCATCCCCAACTCCCACTCCGCGAGGCTGATCTTACCAGCCTGAAGCCCCCGAGACAGATGATTGACTTCCATCCCAGAATTTGAAATGGCCGTGTCCATCGCATCCCGGATTCCCTTGCGGGAGATCAGCCGCCCCGTCCCACTGTCACGATAGCGGAGGATCTTGGAGTCCCAGTTGTAGCGCCTGGGGTCGATCACTTGTTCTTCCTCGGCATTGGCTGGGCATCCAGGAGATAGCGAAACTCTCGGGGAGCGTTGCGGTGAAAGGCTCCCCGAGCGATCTCAATGTCCTGGAAAGAGATTGTGGATGCCTCTTCAATCTCCTTCTCCTCCTTACTGCTCAATTGCGGTGTCTTCGGCATTTCCTCGGCTCCCTGTGATGATTTCCATCTGTTCTGGGGTAAGCCTGGCCAGCTTCCCAGCAGACTGGTGATCCAACCCAGCGGTGACCCAGTGATTGAAGACGAGTGCCTGTTTCTCGGAGCGGCCCAATTGTGCGATAATCTCCCCCTCAATCAGCTCCAGCGCAGCGTCAACATCGTCCACTCCCATCATCTCCATTGCCCACTCCTTCGGCAACAGCCCCTTCTCCACCCGCTCCACGAGCTGGATCTGTTCCTCTGCGGCCAGCGCTCCGGAGTTCAACCGGCACCGATACACACCCCTCATCCGGTCGCTATATTTGCCGGGCTGGCCCGACACAGCTTCCGCCAACGCTAACACACTCTCGATCAACCATCGTCCCAGTGCCTCTACGCGAGGCTGGGTGATCATAAGGGAGGCCAGAAAATCAATCCTCGCGTCCAACCGGGATTTCCCGGAAGCCGTGGCCTTGTCGCCCATCAGGACGTGCAGCTGGTCAGCCTCATCCAAGATGTCCGAGTAGTGGTTGTTCTTGGCGTCGATGGATGAGGTTGCTGGGACCGGGGTGCCCTCATGGATGGAGGGGGTGGTGATGTGGGTCTTGCCCTCCTCATCAGTGTAGGTGATGCCCTGTACGAAGTTGGAGTGGTTGGGTCCGGTGACGTAGGGTGCTGGACGGAAGGTGGCGGCTGGGTTTTCATCTGGATTGGTTGGGTTCCCGTTCTCATCGACCCAATCACCGGGCATTTGAGCGTTCAGGAGAGTTTCCCTCAGATACCCAGCCGTCACCACAGTCCTCGGGATATTCGACAATGCGAGGTTGAGCGCTCGCTGGGCTTGCTGGATCTGGGTTGAGACCAGCATTGGGCGCTCCATCTCGTGCATCAACAGCCTCCCACCCATCGGGATCGGGTAGCTGGTGTTGGTGTGGTTGGAGATGGTCCGAACGATGGTTTCGTTTCTGTCCTCGTCCAAGTAGGTCAACTCCGCATAGGTGCGGCCACCTTTCTGGGACACGGGGTCATCATACTTGGTATAAATAAATATGGATACTCGGCGCTTGGTGTCCGGGTCCTCAAAGATCCGGGCATTCTCAATCTTGGGATGGTCCGGCCAGATCATTTCCAGGGCGCTTGGGATGTCTGGCGCTTCCGCGAAAGTTTCACCATCCTTCTCCTTCAGGTACCCACTCGGTATATACAACCGGAGGGCACTTCGCCCAGACCATAACAGATCGGTCACAACCTGCTGGATAAGCTCGTGGGCACCCCGGCTGTCTACCCATTCGGTCAGCCACTCCTCCACCTCAGTGCGCTCCTTGTCTTGGGCCTCCCAAGTGGCCCGTTCCTCGGCTGTGGCACTCATGGGCAGGGGTGGCGGCGGCTCCTTCCAAGCCATTCCCCATGCCGGCTCCCGCCCCACCACGCCGCTGCTGTGCCGCTCGGTGATCTCAGCAATCACATTCTTCGACACAAACCCACGCTCAATCAACATCATAGCGCGAGCGCCCCCAGGCTCCCCAGGGTGAGGGGTGGGCCCCATCCAACCGTTGCCCCCTTGGAAGTGATCCCCCTCCATGAACAGGCGGTTGGTCTTGATCAGCGGGGTCAACCCACGGTTTACAATCTCGTTGGCCTTCTTGAGCCCAAGGGCATCGAATGGTGTGGCCATGTTGCATCCTTATTCTTGTGAGAGCCAGCGGACCAGTATGTGGTCGAAACCGAGAATCCATAGCGCCGCAAACCTGTGGTGGCCATCCTCCAACACGAACAACTCGCCTTCCCAGTGCCCCCATGGGGCTTCGGCAGGTTGGCCACGAGCGGAGCATTTATTGATCCGGTCAATGTGCTCCTGGATAGCAGGGAGGTACAGCCCACCTCGTTGTCGAGAGCGGATGTTGTGGCGCTCGACATACCCGTACACCAGCGTATGTCCAGGGGGCACATCAACCATTGTAACGCTCCCGTGTGTGGAAGTGATACAACCATGTTCCATCCGGATGGAAGCTTTGGACAAATTCATCCATATCGGATTGGGGAGGGGAGGCCCTGTATGAGACCAGGTCCAGCTTCTCATACGACCCATCTTCCAAGTTGAACGACACCACATTGGGGACCTCATTGCCCCTCGGGTCCAGGGCCACAAACTCGTGGGCTCCGGGGTCGCCAGCGCGGACGATTCTTTTCTCAGCCATTGTAAAACCTGTTCACAAAGGTTCCGGGGAAGCGTGGCTTTCTCGGTGGAGGAGGGAAGTCAAAGTCAGCGTACACCAGTGCATCCCCATCGTCCGTGGAGCGACCAATGCGCTTCTTGATCTCGTCCTTGGCCTCCACCTTGATAACCTTGTCGGAGGAGATGGTATAGCGAATGTTGGTGAGGTCTGTGATGAGGCCCTCGGGTATGTCCTCGGGAAGGGAGATTTGGCGCGTGCGGAATTTCTCGCGTAGCTCCCACCACATCTGTGACCGGAGGTTCTTGAAGGTGAAGAAGCTATCCTTTCTGGGGACAGGCTTGTCTCCGCTCTTTACCTCGGTTACATTGAACCCGTTCCGCTTCAACGTATCAACCGTGCCAGCCCCTAGCCCAACGACGTCAACCCGTATGTTGTGATCCTCGACGGGCTGGGCTGGATCATTGGCCTCAATGGCTACGAAATCCGCGAGGCGGTCGGTGCTGATGTGACGGTGGGTGGTTAGCCGAAGAAGTGCATTCCCATCCATGCGCGCAATCTTGCTGTCGTCATCCCCAAACCGAGCCACATCTACGCCCAGTCGTGGTGGCCGTCCCTGGATAGGTTCAACTTCCCGCGCAGCCCACACCCACTCGGCCTTTATCAGCTGGTCCGGGTCATCAATGAAATCCCACTCTCCCTGGATGAAGCGCTTGTACTCCTCCTCGGGCAGGTTTTTCCATGACTCCTTGACAGCGTCCGGGATGAATGGGTTGTCGGCGGCTGTGGCTGGGATGAAGGCAAAGGGTGGTTTGAGGGTGCCCGCCTTGTACGGGTCCCAGAACCACCGTCGCGGCCAATTGGGCGTTGGGTTGAAAGTAGCAAAAACGAATGGCGGCGGCTGTTGGGGCTTGGGATCTTCTGGGGTTGCTGGGATGATCCAACTGCCCGCTCGCTCAATGGCTTTGTACGCGGAGGATTCCTGGATTTCACTGCCCTCCTCCAGCAGAAACCCATTCACCTCCAATCCTTTCCAACGTTCAAGCTCGGGATCTTGTGAGAAACTCTCGGGGAACAGAATTATCTCCGAGCCATTGGTAAAGGTGTATGTCCAAGTGCTTTGGTTGAGAACGCTGACCTGATCCTGAAGGCCCATCATTCTCAGCTTATTCATTGAGGGCACAACGTTCCGTCTCAATGTGGGCAGATCAGTTCTCACTATCGCCCAACGCGAGCGCGGGAACAATTTGCATAGCACAACGAGCACAGATAGCATCCCAAACGTCTTTGTGCCTCGGATGCCCCCGCCCATACCAATGTAGGTGAAACGGCCATCCAGCACAGTGTCCATAAGCTCGACCTGTTTGGGCGTTGCTACAAAGACTGGATCTGGTTGGTTCATTGCCTAAGGTGATATTGGACGTAGTTTTGGGGAAATTGGTGCAAAATAAAAGTGGGAGTGATATTTTGGGCTTTCATTTTGGGAAATCATGCATCACACCGAGAGTGGTGCGCCCCATCCGTGATGCAGTCACACCACACAAGCGCTTGTGGCACACAGCCGCTCCTCCACCGGCTCCTCCTCGCCATCATGTCTCTCCTCCTCCCGCTCTTCATCATCATACCTCCTCCTCGGCTCTTCATCATCATACCTCCTCCTCATGCTGCTGACCCCTGCTGCTGTTGCGAGGAGGTATGATGATGAAGAGCCGAGGAGGAG